TTTCCAATCGGAGTTGCAAAAAATGGATAATAGATTGACAGAATTAGAATCTAAGATCGATAACATCGACAGTAAATTAAATCAAGTCGTGGACGCTTTGATTGGGAATCCCTTAATGGGTAAGGGCGCCGGTCTTATTAGTAAGATCAGCCACCTAGAAAAGGAGATTGAAGACCTAAGAGACTTCAAGAAAAGAATAATTTATACCGTATCGGCGATCGTTGCAATAGGACTCGTTATAGAGTATTTTATAACCACTTATAGATCTTTAGGAAAATGACGAGTGGTGTTTATATAATTACTAATACTAAGTCTAATAAGCACTACGTTGGGTATAGTAAAGATACTGAAAAAAGACTCAGGCAGCACAAGAGTAGACTGAAATGTGGCAGACACGAGAACAGTCATCTTCAAAACGCCTACGATAAGTACGGGCCAGATAGTTTTACTTTTGATCACCTTGAGTATTGGGATGGCGCCCTGTTACCTAGTATGGAAAATTTCTGGGTAATGAGTCTTCAAACATTTGACAGGAAGTATGGGTATAATATCCGGAGCACGGATGGTGAAACAGGCCTTAAAAGAATATCTACAGAAACTAGGGCAAGAATGAGTATTGCTCAGTCTGGCGCCAAGCATTCAATGTACGGCAAGAAAAGACCAGCAAGTGTAAGAGAGAAGATTTCTTTGGCTAATACTAGATCAAAACATCCAGCCGCTAAAAAGGTTGTATGTCATGTTACAAACAGGGAATGGTTATGCGCAGCAGACGCTGCTGATGCAATTGGGATGAACCCAAAGACTTTAAGAGCCATGCTATGTGGTCATAGTGTTAATAAAACATCATTAAGATATGCTTAGATATATTACAATATTATACATAATAGTCTTTGCAATCTTTGGGTGCAACCCAGTTAGCCGTGTGCTAAATAATAAGAAGATGTTTGATAAAGTAGCAGAGGAAGTCATCAGAAGAAACTACTGCATTAACGACACCATCACAATAGAGCACACTAAGGATTCTATAATCTACAAAGATTCGATCGTAGAGACTAAAACACAAGTACCATGTCCTGACTTCGAAAAGGCTATGCCTGACGGGACACTAATTAAAGTCAGCTCGGGGGTACTCACCTACCGACACAACTGCAAAGAAAAAGAAGTTATTAGAACCGTAACTAAGACTAATAACATAAGAGATAGAGCGCTAGAGAATATACTCAAAGGCGACATAACCAAAAGGGATACAGCAATAGCTGCCTACATTAAACTGCTAAACGATTCGCAAATCGCGAACAGAGATCTAAAGAAAGAGAACCGAAACCTTACCCTTAAGTTCTGGGGTATTATAGCCATCGCGGGTGTTATCGTATTTCGTAAACAGATATTCAAAATAGCAAATGCCTTTATTTAAAGTTACAGCAGCCAGAGATGGTAAAAATGCATGGCAGGCTCGCGGAGTGAACCCGAAGACTGGCCGTGAGATCACCCTCAAGGGAGGAGACCCAGACCATCGTGGTAAGTGGGGAGCCAAGGGTGGTAAGTCTGCTGGACAGGTAAAGAGCTACTTCGCCAGACACGCAGGGAACAAAAGTCCAAAGGCATTTATCAATGACAAGAACTGGAGAGACGGATCTCAGATCGGCAAGTCAGTTAACATCCCCACAAATAGGTTCTAATGAACATACAAGATATACATAACGTCATCCTCTTCTACCTTAACAAGGCACAGCAAGGTTTTATTACCCACGCTGAGATTGATCAGGTACTAGATAGAGCACAGATGGCGCTATTCAATGAATACCACGCCAACCCTAAGTTATATAACACTAGGCAGGCTAAGGGGTTTGCTCCGGGATACGGGGACACCCAGCGTATGGATGACGCCTTGTCTCCATTCAAAAAGACTTACGTCTATACAAACAACGATACTCCCGGTGGAGTAATCACCCTGCCTTCAGACTACATGCACCTTATCGCCTTATATACTACCCAGTTTATTCAGGCCCTAGGACGTAACGTAGTTAACCCAGTACAGGTACTTAACGAGGAAGAGCTTATAGAAAGACTAGAGAGTCAGGTTATACCAGTAAGCTATGAAGATCCTATCTGTATAATGAATGCAGCTAGAAAGATTCAGTTATTCCCTGAGCAACCACAGCCGGGTCGTGTGTACTACTTTAAGAGACCAGCGGTTCCAGTATTTGCTTACACCCAGTCAGGTAGAACTATAACCTACAACTCAGGTGGTAGTACTCAGCTAGAATGGAATGAGGCAGATATTAATAATATAATCATCAAGGCGCTTTCGTATTACGGATTGAATCTTCAATCTCAAGAAGTGGTTCAGTTTGCTGAGATTAAAAATCAAGAAGGGCAATAATGACAACGAAATTTAAAATAGCAGAACAGATCCAAAGGCTTCTCGCCGGTAACCCTATTATACAAGCACGTGTTCAGAAAAACGACGTGAAGTTGTTGATAGAGCAGGTTGCTAATCAGTTACTGAAGACAGAGTACTTCCAAGTTAATATGGCTGATGGAGATACTGTGCCCCCGAACTGCATGATTTACACCTACGAATCTGTACCTGTTGTAACATACAAAGGTAAGAGTAAGTGTACTCTACCATCTATGCCAATAAACCTACCCAAGAATATGGGTGTGTTTCATATATCTAAGACAGATGCAATCGATGAGCCATTCATCCCTATCCCTTCAGGTTTATACGGGATCGTAAAGCCACAAGTTTTACTTGGCGAATTGAGTGGTCTTATTGGTTACGAAGTGTTCGGTAAGGATGTTGTATTTACAACCAACCTTCCGGGCCAGAACGTGAACAATGTTTTCATCAGATTAGTTGGCGTTGATCTTAACACAGTAACAGACTACGAGACTCTTCCTATCTCTTCAGACATGGAAGCTCAGATCGTACAGACTGTTTACAATATTCTAGTACAGACTCCGCCAGCGGATAAAATCAATAACGACTAATGAAGCTATATACTTTAGACAATATCGTTAGAGGTGCATTAATGAGTAGGAACTACCCTATGCACTTCTATCTTAACTTCCTACACTACGGCGTTCAGTGTCTTCGTGAACTGAACATGGACGTGTTGCAGAATGTAAAGAGTGCAAGGCTTCCAGTAAATAGCTACAAGGCTTGTACCCTACCTATCGACTTCGTTGATTATATCAGAGTAGGTACCGAGCTTGGTGAATATATTGATCCATGGGGACCTAAAGAATCTTTTAACCGCCTGAACAAATTTGACGCTCAAGGTAACAAAATCCCTTACGCAGATGTGGAGTCTCAAAACTATTATCTACCAGCCAATTTTGACGGACTCTGGTATACAAATTACGCTAATGATAAAGGAGAGCTTACCGGTAGAATCTACAATGCTCAGCCTTCTTTTAGACATTCATTCGAAATCATCAGAGAGCGCAATGAAATTCAACTAGATGTTAGTTACACTGGTACTGAAATTACCATGGACTACTTAACTGATGGGCTAACTATCAGTGCGTCTAATGCAATCCATCCTTACGCTGCTGCGACTATCGAAGCTTATATCATCTGGAAGATGAAAGCTAATGGACGTAATTATGGTCAAGGTGATCGCCAAGAATCTAAGGACGAGTTTTATAACCAATTAAGAATATTGAAGGGAAGATTGAATCCGATCGATGTGAATGATATTAGAAGATCTCTTGCATACGGATATGGCCCTACAATTAAAAACTAATTATGCCCGTAACCAAAAAGCTTTTAATAGGGGGTCTCAATACTGATGACTCTGAATACTTAATAGATCCCAAAGAATATATCGGTGGTCTTAATATTCGTTTTGCTACCAGCGAGAATGGGAAAGCTTTGCGTATTGAGAATGTTGAAGGTAACGTACTTAAGAATACGACTGTTGGACCAACAGGTACACAGATTGCTTTCAATCTTCCAGCAGGAACTAATGTTACTATCGGCGCCATAGAGGATACTCCTAACAAGAGAGTGTTCTTCTTTAATAAAAATACTGCCGGTACTTCAGGTATCGGATCTCACGGCATCTATTGTTTCGACGCCAATACTAATCTCATCTACACAGTACTTAAGAGTACTCAGGTTGAAGGTGGTCTTGACTTCTCAAACAATATACACTCTGTAGCGATCATTGATGATATGCTATATTGGACAGACGGCGATAATCCACAAAGGAGAATCAACGTTAACGCAGCGATCAAATTAAACCACCCAACTTACTCAACACAAACCGCACCTTACATCACACTCGTTGTAGGTGATATAGTAAATGGGTCTTCTTATACTAACGGGATCTATGCTAACGTAGCTCTTACAGGTGGAAGCGGCTCGGGGGCAACAGCTACAATAACAGTAGCTAGTAATAAAGTAGCTAAGGTAAGAATAACAAACGTAGGATCAGGCTATCTTGCTGGCGATCAGTTAAGCGCACTAAGCGCAAACATCGGTGGTACTGGATCTGGTTTTAGTTTTACAAATAAAGGAATAGAGCAGTCTATCATAAGCTTGATTAGAAACCAGCCATGGTCTCCGATCACTGCTGTAAAGAATAGAGATAACAGTTATGTAAACAACTTCATTAAAACAGAGGCATTTCAGTTTGCATACAGGTTTGTGTACAGAGACTACGAGGTGAGTACATTCTCTCCTCTGTCTGATTTAATTAACTACAATCTTTCTGATGCGTCTTACGCTTCAGCTAGCGTTATACCAAACAGAGTACAGGTTACTATCCCTGCAAACCAAAAGATTCCTCAAGACGTTATTAGAATTGAGGTTGCTGTAAGGTTTGCGTTCGGGGGCAACTACTTTGTAGTTCAGTCTTTCGAGGAAGGGTTTGATCTACACAATGCAGGTGATGCGTTGACATTTGATTTCTATAACGATAAGGTAGGTTACGCTGTTGACGGTGCGTCTGCAGTAAAGCCTTACGACTCAATACCACAAAAATCATTTACGCTAGAGATAGCAAAGAACAGATTATTCTTAGGTAATAATACCGATGGATACGAGGCGCCGAAATCAACCTCTTTAGTTGTAGGGACAACAACTGGTTCTGCTAACGCCGTTACTGGAACTTGGCAAAGAGTTGTCTATGCTCCTTATACTGGAGGTGGAGCGGTGTATACTATCTACCTACTTTTAATAAACGGTATTTCTACTTCTGGATATTACAGAAGATCTCCAGAGCAAGAGACTCCTCCGGGCACAGGTGATGTAAACTATAATGATGTAGGTACATCTCTGTTTTATATTGGGGCGACGAATGCTTCTATCAGTCAGTATCTTGATGCTGTCTATGGACCATCTTCTATTTTAAATATTTCTTTATATAATTCGGTTAACGTAACTAACGTGCCATCTGGACAGGTAACAGGTCTAGTTGGACAGAATGCGTTTAAGAGTGATTCATCTTATAGAGTTGGCGTTGTGTTTTACGACGAGGCTGGTAGGAAGTGTGGTGTAACTACAAAGAGTGACGCCATCGCTGTAATACCAGACAGAGGGAATGCTTCTGTATCTTATGTTACAGATATTACTTGGACTCTTAATAACGTAGATAATTCTGAGATTCCTGATTGGGCTAGATATTATAGTATCGTAGTTACAAAGAACCTACGCACCCAAAACTTTTTTCAGCTTAAGACTAACGATCTAAAGTATGCTTTGAGGGATGCTTCTACTGGAGTAATTAATCCATCTCATGGGAATACGTATGATCCTTCTAGTTATGGTGTATCAATTAAAGCTTCAAGCTTATTCTCTATCGGATTAGGGTACGCCTTCAATCCAGATAGTGGTGATGTTATAAAACTATACGCACCAACCGGAGGGTTGATATACTCTCTAAAGATTAAAGATCAAGTTGGCGAATGGATCATAGCTGATCTTCAAAACATCGGTTCGCTTAATGGAACTGTTGACACTTGGTTGTATGAGGTTTACACTCCATACACCCAGAGTGTTGACGAGCCTTATTATGAAAGGTCACAGATGTTTAAGATTAGTAATCCGGGTACAAATATTAGAGAGTACTCTGTAGTGTCTGGCTCTGTTAAAGGTGATATTACAATCTTAAGCAGATCATCAACTCCATACTTAGTTGAGGCTATGTCTCCTAACGATGCGTTCTGGCAGACGTGGAATACAAATGCCGGTAGACCAAACATAGTTCTTGACAACAAGGAGGTAGTAAAGAAAACTTCTGTTTACTGGAGTAATCCAATTATTCTAGGATCTCAGAACAATGGCCTTAGCACATTCGATGCGCTAGATCAGATACAGCTTCCATATGAAATGACCTCTATACAAAAGCTTCAGCTAGTAAGCAAGGTTGAGTCACAGGGTACAGTTATGTTGGCGATCGGAGAGCAGGAGACTATTTCAATGTACCTTGGCGAGAGTCAGGTATTCGATAATACAGGATCTTCATTCCTTGCAAAGAGCTCGGGGGTAGTAGGTAACGTTAACGCACTGAGAGGTTCGTTAGGTACTATTAACCCAGAGAGTGTAGTAAGATATGTTGGTCAAGTGTTTTGGTTTGACGCCAATAAGGGATGTGTGGTTGCATATGGTCCTAAT